TCCCAAAAGAGCGTAAACACAGCGTCCCCATCAACGATATAATCGTCAAATATTTTTCTTGAGAGGGCCCTTAATCCAGGTACAGGGAAAACCATACCTTTATGCTTTGCCAGTTCTGGGGTTGAGTTAACAAAGCGTGCCCATTTGTTCAGTGCAATTTTTAATTCAACATTATCTGAATAAAAACTACCTTTTGTAATGGCGAAGTCAGTAAGAAGGTCAGCAACCGAACCACATACACCTTCGGCTAATCTTAATTTACGAGACAAATCTATTGTTTTTGCTCTATTTTGTAAATCAGGATTTTGAAGATCACTAACATTATCTAAAACGTTAGTACTGGTTCTACTGTTAACAACCGTATGAATAGCTACACCCTCAGCTGCTAATTTACCTTGTTCAACAGCAGCTTCATCCATGGCTTTCATCGCTTGTTTAACTCGTTTGTCTACATTTGATGATACATTTTTCCGATTATTAGACTTATTTGTGTGGGTAAAGTGCCATAATTTAACCTCTTATAATTTTAGGTTACTCTACTTTAAATTTTACGTTATTCTATTCTGTGTCTACATATTGAATGACACGGGTAAAGCCAAGTCGTCTGAGTTAAACACTTCCGTGCTATCTCGTTCCTCTATTATCTCTCTCATTCTACCTACAGCCATTACTAACGCTGAGTAAAGGTCTTTTCTCCCAGGAACTTGTCTACCCGTACTGGGGTCAATACTTTCAATTTCAAATTTTACATTACGACCTGATGGAGTCGCTTTTATCCTTGCTACTTGGTTAACCAGGGTCTCTATATGCCCCGCACTTTCAAGAAGCCTCGGATTTTCTGGTCTCCCGCGAAGTGGTCTGGGAAACAGAAGTGACTGATTGGATATAATCCCTTTCATATAACCATTGAAGACCAGGTTCATATCCTGTGTAGTGCTGTACAGCTTAAGGATAGGAAGCCCCCTTGCTGCTTTATTTCTCTCTGGATCATATAGTGGTTTTGCATTCTCATTTATTTTTTCTTTTATGTAATGTTCGTCACGCAGGAGATCCGCCAATTCGCCACCACCACCTCTAAAGTCCATGGCGATAGCAATTATATTGTACCTACTCATTAGCTCATGTATAAGTTCAACCCGTTTCCCTTGGTCCATTTTGTTCTCTTCATAAGCGAAGATAACAGCTGAATGTCTTTTCATGTTGCACTTACGACCAACGCCAACAAGCTGACACTTCCTACCCATGTTAGCTGCCATACATGCTTCTGAGTCTCTGTCTTTATGGTCGTACGAACCAGCCTTTATAACAACAAAGGCAGTGTTATCTTTAGAGACCGCCGTGTCAACACCTAGAATACAATAAGCACTACAAGAATCCAAAGCTTCAGCATAGGTTTCGTTTTTCATGTCCAACATAACATTCATTCCTTTCTCTATATCGGAGAAAGGAAAGTAACCACCCTGTAAGTTAAGTGGTATATTTTTGTTCTCAGACAGCCACAAGGCTGGGTCTGTGGTAGGCAGGTTCTTCTTTTTCATAATCCTAGCATAGTCAACACCCCAAGTCATAACTCGCTTACCGTTATACTTGTAGTAGGAATCATCTATGTCAAAATTAAACAAAGAAATGTCTGCTTTTAGTACTCGTTCGTCTTCTTCTTCTAACGCTTCCGGTGGATCCTCATGGGGAGATTCAAGAACTGATTTGTAGTATACGTACTGCCTATAAAAATCACGAAAATCAAAATCACAAGTAGAAATAGCAATTGATCTATTTCTTACGGCTTGCTCTTCTGCTGGCTTATTTGGGTCATATAATACGTTCATCATTGGATCAAGAACAGCCTGGTACAGTTTACTGGGGATCATAAATGCTTCGTCTTGACCCAAAAGGTGCGCACGAATACCACGAATTGTGTCCCCATCAGTTGTTGCTCCAAGAGGAATACCATAAATAATAGATCCGTTTGTAAATTGGATGCTCCAATAAGCAGGGTCTTTTAAAATAGCTTTCCTAGGATCAATCAAGCATTTCCTTGCATATCCTAGTTGATCTTGTCCACTAAGAAATCCTTTAATTATCCGCTCACACTCCATCAAAACAAACTTGCTCCCGCGAAAGCCTTGTCCCGCAACGGCTAGGCTCTTAAGATTGGGATACAGTATGCTCATTAACACATAGTAGATAGCCAGAAGCACTGACTTACCCATACCACGGCTTGAAAACATCATATTAATTGGCTTCCCTTGTGACCAATCTCTTATGACGAGTCTGTGATGCGGTGATAAATCCAAGCCTAATAGGTCTTTTGCTGCTACATCAAGGTGTTTCCTATAGAAGTAAATAGGGAAGAATTTAATAACTAATTCTTTTATTGTATATTGTACGTCCATTTATCCTGTTATCCAATACCAAAAAGCAACAAACGTGTCATCTAACCACATCCAATTGTATGCTATGTAGTAAGTAACGTTGACTAGGAGGTCGTTCATAATAGCCCCCTTCGTCTTCCAGCAGTTTAAGCATCTTTTTGTTCATACTTAGACTCCCTCTCTCTAACAAACTCCCTAGCCTTCATAATATCCATACCTGCATAAGCAGGACTTTCGAATAGCTCTTTAGAAATACCCAGGGAATTAGCATCAAATTTTTCAAGCAAAATACGAATCTCTTCGTATCTCATTCTATCCATTATAGCCGGGTACTCATCTATGGTTTGTTGGAAAGTGGCACTTAAAGAGGCCACAGATTGTTTATCCTCAAGTGCTTTCTGTCTTGCTTTCTTTTCTTCATCAATACCAAGAAAACCGCCCAGTTTTATCATGGTTTCTGTTAGGTTTTTTATTGCTACATTATTGGAACTCATATCACCTGACATCAAATCATTGACTTTTACAATCAATCTACAATAATTTTCAATACTCTCTTCAAGGTCTTTGCGATCTAAAGAAGGGTATTCAGACAATAGGTTGTTCCTAATTTTGTTTACTTTCGCCTGGCCATCTTCAGAAAGGCCGTCGAGTTTCTTAGTTGCCCCTTTTTTAGTACTTTTTTTGCTCACTTTGGGCCTTACACCCTTTTTAAATCGTTTTCTATGAGCGTCAGTTGGAGTATAAAAATGAGTAGTTTGCTCTGATAGAAGGTCATCAAAGAAGGCTAACTTACTGTTGTCTAATGTGTTGCCAACCAGGTCCAATCCTTTGATTAAGTTGTTATAACTAGAAATCGCCAGTTCCTTGGCTTCGGTTGCAGTCTTTCTCCGATAAAATTGCCAGTATTTCTGTAAAACTGCCTTGAATTTTTCCTCTTCACTGAAATTCTCCTAACCTGAAGTGTATAAAGCACCTACTTCTTTTACCGTGTTACGGCCCCTTTTTTGTAGGCATGGACACGAATAATCAAACTTTTTTATTTTTATGGGAACCTTTTTTGATTTGGTGTGTTCTACCTGTAAAAAGGGACAGACAGTATATATAAACTGACAGGTAACAAAGAATTAACTCTGGTTACCTCTAGACTCTCAATAACTAAGAATCTTAGTAGAATAACAGATTCTTAGTAAGATAACCTACTAAGAGTTATTAGTAATTAAAAGGAAGCCCATGACCACTTCCAACTGATCCTGAAGAAGAAGAGTTAAAAAGTTTAAAGGTACATTTTGTTGGTATCTCTGATGTACTAAAAGTAGAATTTACTAAGTTTTATACTAATTCGTACAAACTTTTAGAACTGGCCTCAAATGAGTTTACTAACACAATAGATACAGACCCAGTAACACTACAAGAGTCTTTGATTAGTAATATGGCAATACATTATAGTCTTGGCCAAGCAGTGGCTGATGCTAAAACATATCAACAAATGCACGACATACTACATCACTGTCCTAAAAAACAAAAGTATTCTGAGGCTGATAGAAAATTATATACTGGGACTAAAACTTTAAAACAATCAAATCTTGTGGCTCAATTAAAAAATGCAGAAGATAAGATGGAAAAAAGAATAACTGTTTTACAGAGTGTACTAAAAGCAGAGACAGCTAGAATGCAAAACCAGGGGGTTACAAATGACTAAAGTTCTCTTAATCCACAACACAAAATTGAGAAACAGAGATTATCTTCAAAAAGTTCACTCCAAATATCCAATTTTGAGAGATAATTCAGATATACTTCAAATAGACGTGATAAGAGTTGGAAAGATCCTAAAAGAGGCTCGGTATGACTCTATCTATTTTGACAAGAGCACTGTCAAAGTACAAGATATCACACCCTATATTATACAGGCGGGTCATCCTCAACTAATCCCCATAGATATTGACCCAATGGTAAAAGGGAAAAATAGACCAAGGAAAAACTTAACGTTTGTTGTGTCCCCCATAACAGATATGAAGGAAGGTAAGTAATGGAGTTAACAGAATATCAGGCAGAGGCACACAAAACCGCCCAATATCCCAAAATAAAAGTACACCCACTAGGAGGCTCAGAATTAGCAGTAAATGCTGATTGGGTTTATGCTGTTTTTGGATTAGTTGGTGAAACAGGTGAATTGGTTGAAAAACTTAAGAAAGTTATAAGAAACCAGGATGGTATTATATTTGATAGTGATTTAAAAGAAGTAAGTAAGGAATTAGGCGACATCCTCTGGTACCTATCTGAAACAGCTACACTTCTAGGATTGAACTTGGATGAAATAGCCCAACAAAATTTAGATAAGCTACAAAGCAGAGCAGAACGTAACGTAATAAAAAGTGAAGGTGACAATAGATAATGAGGTTAATTGGAATCCATGGTAAGGCACGATCTGGAAAAGACGAATTTTGTAAGATTCTTTGTGAAACATATGGGTTTAAAAGAGCGGCATTTGCTGATGTTATAAGAGACTTGGCCGTTAAGTACTTTGGAGTCCCACGAGAAGAGACTCTTGATAAAAAGACCAAAGAATCCAGGCAGATTCTTCAAGGTATTGGAGTTAGCGTTCGAAACCACCTAACCAACACCAGAAATCTTCTTGATGCACCCAAACCAGGAGATATAGAAATAGGGGTATCAGGTTTTCCCATTTGGGTAGAACTTATGGCTACCAAGGAATTTGGTATTGAAGTAGCCGACCTTAAGCGTAAACTCAAGTACAATAAGTCAGTATTCAATGGCATAGTGGAAATGTTTAATTCCTGTATTGAAGACTTCACAGCAGTGGCCGGGGATAACGACAAAGACATCTGGGTCAACCATCTTTTGAACGAATGTGCTAATGACAACATAGTTTACGTTATCCCCGATGTCAGATTTAAGAACGAGTACCAAATGTTCAAAACCAGCCCTGTTTCTAAGATAACCAAAATATTTAGAATAGACAACCCCACCATTGAAGCGGGAGCAACTCATGCCTCTGAGACAGACTTGAATATCGTTACTGAATGGGATTTTAGTATTGTAAACGAGCACAAGACAGACTGGAGAGAAAGGTTGGTACTATCTGCCGCTAACATGGTAAGAAAGTTCCAGAGCGAGAACTTCTTTAGTTCCGCCGATCTGGAAAAGTTCAAAATTAACCTGGATGCGCATTAGAGCACTACAATTAGACAAGTTTAAATGCAGGGTTTGGGGCTGTGGTTCCATAAACTCTGTAGAAGTTCATCATATTATTCCTAGGGGTAAACAAGGACCGGACGAACTATGGAATTTAATCACGCTCTGCAATCACCACCACGACTTAGTTACACTAGGTAAACTAACCATTATTAGTATTTTAGAAAAGTTAACAAACAAGCCCGACTTCAGATGGGGCGCGGCTTTATCTTGGCATTTAAACCGGGACAAAATTAGGAAAAGAATATGAACAAATCCCCTGCAAAATTAGCTCTAGTTATACAACAAGAAACAAAAAAAGCCGTTGGAACTGCGCTCAAAAAGTTTACCTCAATTAGTGCAGACAAAAGACAAGAGCTAGAGCAACAAGGGGTCAACTTAGGCTCCATTATTTTTGAGGAACTTATTCCAATTATAGAAAATACAAAAGTAGACAACCTTTTGGTTATAATGGAAGAGGGTATCGGTAACATGGTTATGCTTACCCCCGCCCTAAAAGCCCTAAAGCACAACCACCCAAGACTCAAGGTTACTGTGTGGTGCAAAGAACCTGCGGCTCAAGTTATCAGAGGATGGGATACAGTAGACAAAGTAATCACAGAATTTGATGGTGGGTACTATGATCTTTGTTTTGTATCCATATGGGGACACCAAACGGAACAGGCCAACAGAGATGTGCTACAGAACCACGTACGAACTGCATTGAATGCTGAACGTAAAACCTTCCATGAGTCTATTCAACATATGGCCGTAGCAGAGTTTTTAGGAGCTACAAATGAAGTTCCAACTACTCATTGCCAAATAGCCGAAGGCAAAGAAATAACTGGAGTTACTGATTTAATGCCCGACGACTCTGATACATATATTATATTTGGTGACACTTCATTACGCCAGTTTGGTTGGGACGTAAAAAGATGGCCACATTATGTAGAACTTGCAAAAATGATTCAAAAGAAATTTCCAAAGTACAAAATATTTTTGATTGGGGACAAAGAGGACCTAGAAGAAGCTAAAGAAAAAGAATGGCCAGACAATGTTTCTTTGATTATGATGGGAGCACTCAGCATTCCCCAACTAGCGTACCTAATTAAGTACGCAGAGATTTATATAGGGAACGACACTGGCCCAACCCATATAGCGGCGGCAGTTGGAACTAGAACCTATGCTATTTTTGCTCCCACCATGTTGTCAAAAAACAAGCCCCTTGGGTCCAACGTAACCATCCTGAATAAACGACCACCCTGCTCACCTTGTCAATACACAGACAAGTTTGCTACCTGTGATTGTTTAAACGACCATACGGCGAATGAAGTATACAACTCTGTCTTCTTTCCAGAAAACATTAAAACAAAGAAAAAGTTGTTACTGGTTGGTGACTTCTCTGGTGGTGCTCTAAGAAACGAAATGTATATCAAGCGTACTTTAGAGAAAGAGTTTGGACAAAAAGTAATCCCATTTGATTACAGGGCACAAATGAAAGGCGCGGCTCCACTAACAGCCACGTATGAACTGTTAAATGCTATCGTACAC